GTTGTTCTACTAGAAGGGATGGATTTAAAATCATAGTTAATCTTCTTTATATTTTTATAGCCTAATACTGCATTAATTTGACCAGGCTCTAAGCCTTGAATCACAGCTCTACTCGGTTCATCGAATGCATTTAAATCAAGTACGCCTGTATCGCTTTTCTTCAAAGTTTGTGCCAATTGTTCATTAACAACAGTTAACTCATTTGCATGAATACTCAATAATCCTGTATGAGTATTCAAAGTAGTCTCTACATCTGTAGCAACTGGATTCTTTACACTAAAATATCTAATTTTTACATTTGTTCCAGCAGGGACACCTTCGGATAGAGTAATCGACTTATTTGTTGTTTCAGTATAGTTTTCTCCTGAATCTTGAGGGACACCATCTATAGATACATCCAATCGACCTTGAAACTGGATATAAGTATTAGATAAGGTGAAAAGTTTTTGACCTTCTGTTGCAGCAAATTCTTCTGTGAAAATAGTTTGTTCTCTTAACCTTGTAATCTCATCAGTATGATTATCAACGGTTGTTTGAATATCAGATTGTAGGGGGACTGACTCACTAAAATAGTCGACTATAACTTCAGTACCAACAGGAACTCCTTCATTAAGAGTGATTATTTGATTTGTCGTTTCTTCATAGTGTTCAGGTGTATTTTGTGGAACACCACCGACTCTAACTTTAGTGCGGTTTTGAAATTGGTCATAAGTATACTGTAAATTGAAAACTCTCTGCCCTTCAGTTGCGATAAATTTATCACTGTGAGTTGTTACTGTACCTGTACCGTCATTTCCTTTTCTCGATAATAATCCCCAGTTAGGATCAGCAGGGGAGTCAGTTGGAGCATTACCTTTAGTTTGTCTTTTTGCTATATAGGATGCACCATTTAAACTAACAACATTGTTTTTCTGGTAAGTTGTATTGGGATTGTAGTTCTCCTTGTAACGTGTTTCATCTATTAGGGATTGTGTGTTATTTGCAACAGTTTCAGCTTCAATAGCTTTTTCTTCTGCTAAGTTTGCTTTTTCAGTTGCTAAAGTAGCTGCTGTGTTTGCTTCGTTTTTAGCGATTGAAGTAGAATCAGTTAATTGTTGTAAAACTTCTGTCACTTCACCATTCTCATCTGTTTGTGTATATACTCGACTAGAAGGCATGAAAACAATTCCACGACCATAGAATTCGATTGTATAAGTTTTACCTTCATTTAAATCATCAAATAGTAAAATCCCATTAGTCCAATCTACTAAAACGTCATCTTGAGAGGGAATTCCTTCACTTATAATATTTAAAGTGTCTGTCTCATTTTTAATTGTTAGAGATTGAAATTTGTCTGGGATTTCTTTAAGTTGTATCTTATTGTTTCTTACTTTATCTACTTGTTCGATGAAGGGAAGAGGTTCTCCATCTTTTCTCATTCTGTATATCAAAGGATCATTATAATTATCCAAGAAAGACATATTTAACCTCCTTACAAAAAATAAAAAAGTTTGTGAAATTTTAGTGTGTTAAAACCCTTATAAATAGTGATTTTCACAAACTAATTCACAAACTTTTTCTTAATAAAAGTCGTATTTTATATTAAATTTACTTATGAGTGATTGTTAAAAACCAAATATTTGAAACAGGGGAAGCTACTGCTGCAAATCCATTTTCACCATGTAGTTTTAACTGTGTTCCATTTCTATAAAAGAAAACCTTCGATATCGTACCTCCACCACTTAAGCCAACAGTAATTCCTTGTGAAGTAAGATACTCATCAGGAGTAACAGAAGTAGTTACCACAGCAGCGCTTGAGTTCGAAAATCTCTTCACAACTAATGATCCATCAATTTTATCAATGTAAACTTCTTCAATTCCTATTGAATGATGAGAGCTATTAGTATGTAAATAAACTCCTAAAACTGGGTCAATTCTAATAACGCCGCCACTAATTTCAATGTTCACACTTTCCGATTGAGGGAACTTATAATTAATATCCATACTATTCTAGACTCCTCTTACTAATATTCCGTCTATAACTTTATACTTTTCAAATTCAACTAAAATACTTGAGTCTTCTACGGCAAATTCATATTGATAATCAGATTTATTTACTACTATACCTTTTCCTCCAACTCCTTCTAAAATATTTCCATCGGAGTCAGTATTAATATAAATATAAACACTCATTGAAAAACACTCCTAACCATATAGCCATGCACCTAGTAACCTTGTATAAGCATAAACATTTGTAGAAGAAGATTTAATCATAATATAAAAGGATTTCCGAGTACCGTCAGGAACACCCAAATCAACAGTTAAAATTTCACCGGATGCTGAAACACTTGTACTGCCTTGGTTAGTAAATAATTTAGAGGCAAGAGTTACACCCTCAGCTTGGACAATTAATCCACCTGAATAATTATTACTGTTGGAAGATACATAAGTTACAAGTTGTAAATTTAAGTATCTGGCTTCATGTCTATAATTAAAGAAACCAATTGCACGATGATCAGCAGTGTAGTTAGTTCTATAGATTGCTCCATTTTGGTCATAGAATTCAATTTCAGGGTGGACGAAATCAGGGTAAGCAGGGAATACGTTGAAATTGAAATTTGCCTTTCCATCGTTTATAACTTTATATCCATCATCTCTAACTATAGTTAGTTTTTTAGAAACGATTTGACCATTCGTATCCACATAAAAGTTATCCGTCCAAGTAGTTCCATTATTAGAGCTAGTTGAAATTTTAATTCCATCAGTTGCGTTCATCGTCACTTTAACTGTATTATCTGATTTCTTAACAGTCATACCAGTTTCAGAATCAATAGAAACTCCATTTTGACCACCTATGAGATTAAAGGAAGAGCCCTGGATAGTAGCACCGTTACTGTCGAACGTGAATTTTCCATCTTCGTTCTCAATAATAAGATTAACACCGGCTATAATTTTTCCAACTAACTGCTCTGCGAATACGCCTGATGCATTGATTGCAGTTTTCCATGTTTCGCCATTGTCTTTGCTTAGAGCAATTACTCCCGAAGTTATCACTAAAACATCATTAGGATATTTAGGGTTTCGTACAATAATTCCTCTGTTACCAATATCAACTGATTCATCAGCCCCAGCAACAATTCTTCTTTTTGTCGCATCCCAAGTGTTTACTAGTAAGTCATTTACTTCCCCTAAATCAGTAACTGTCTTATTCCATTTGTATTTATTCATCTCAACAGAAGTAGAAGTAGAATAAGACTTTTTAATCATATCTAAAACTTTATCTTTTTTCTTAATCTCTTCAATATCCCTAATAGTTAAGCTAATTTCACCGTTACTATAGGAAATATCAGATATTAAGGCTCTGATATTAATACTTAATATCTCATGGTGAATTATGATTGAGTCACCTAAGTATAATTTATCCCAGTTTCTTTGTTCTTCGATCATTTCTAAGAAGTTTACTATATCGATATCAATAGTTACTTTAGGCTTACGTATTTCTTCAAACTTAAGTTTGGCATCATCATATAATTCTTGAACTTCTATGTAACTGTCATCAGTCCATTTGCGCTCAATAATGTATTGATTGCGTTCTTTAATTAGAGTAGGGGAGAAGTTGTTCTCAATGGATAAAGTGGATTTTAAAGTAGAAATATTTGAATTAACAGTCGCAATGTTATTTTTAACTGTAGTAATCTCACTTTGTTTTGAGTTAACTTCAACTTGTTTTGCATTTAATCTTGTATTGATTTCTGCAACAGGATCATCATTGGCCTTAGCAATATCTAACTCATCTTGTATAATTTTCAATTCAGTATTCAATGCAGCTAATTCAGCTTCTTTACTTGCTAGTTGCTCATTATAAGTTTTTAAGTTTGTTAGATAAGTTTGGAACTCACCACTTTTGGATTCCACTAACTCCTCATAGTCTAAGATTGCATGACACAAATCTTCAGACATATACTTACTCTTCTTAGTTGTATTTTTATTATCGTCACGTTCAAAAGGGTAGAGGAAGTAGTTAAAAGATTCAATATAATTAGCACCGGTAGGGTTAACTGTCTGTATTGACATCCCATCTTTACCAAACACTTTTAATCTAGTAACCATTTCCTCAGCCGAACTACTTTTATTAACTGATTTAAGATATTTACCGTAGGAAAAACGAAGTCCTCTGTTTATCCCCAATTGGTCAGGATGTTCTAGATTGACTCTTCTATTTTCAGTATCAAAAGTAACCATGACACCGAACGTATCAGCAATCTGACTGACAAAATCTAATACTGAAATATCTGTTACATCAAATGAACGATACTTGGTTGCAATTTCACTGTATATCGAACCAA